CATCCTGTAACGTATCGAACCCCAAATCGTCAGTCTGCGCTTTCCGGCTGATAATCTGCACTCTCTTGTTAAGTTTTCCCACCTGCATTGCCTCATCCCCTTTCAAAAGCGGCTGCGCCGCACACCGAACAACAGCCATCGCAGCATCTTCAGCAGTCCGGAATAATCTGCTTCTTCCCGGTGCTCATACAAAAAGGCGGCAGCATACAGGATAGCTTCATGGAATACGACCGGGTTTTCTTCGGCATCCGCCTCCTCGCAGCGGGCCAAGTCCAGACACAGCGACTGGGCTGTTTCCAGGGATGACAGGATGACGTCGTCATTCGATGTGTCATCCTCATCAATCCGCAGATATTCCCTGGCCTCTTCCAGGCTGACCAGCATGGCTTAGGCCTTCGCTTTCACTTCGAGCGCCTTGACCGCTTCCTGAAGCATCAGCATGCCATCAACGCGCTGGCTGGCGAGGAAACCGATCTGGCCGTTGGCAGCATACAGCTCGTTGAGGCGCTTGAAGGAGCGGGATTCTCTGTCAGCAATCCAGTAATAGCTGAAGTCGCCAAAGAGGATTGGACGATTGCCAGCAGACAGTTCCGGCGCAAAGGATGTGCTGTAGCAGGGGCGGTTCAGAATGGTATCCGGAGTCCCCGCCGTGACGGACGGCTGCCAGATGTAATTGCCATTGTTGTCCTTGACCTTGCGCAGTGCCTTGATGGTGGAATCATTCAGGAGCCATACAGCCTTGCGGCGGTACGGGATACGCAGGGAATGGTACAAATCGATGACATCATCGAAGGTGATAGAAGCCCCATTGGCAGTGACGCCCAATTCCGCAGACGGGAACACGCCGGTCGGCTTGCTCTTGCCATCACCGACAAGGAAGGCTTCTTCTTCCTTCGTGCCGATACGGCGGGCGAACTCACTGGAAATATAACTTTCCAGGTCGAAAGCATTGTCATTCAGGAGTTCTTCCGACACACGGATGGCCGTCCCCAGTTTATAGGCCCCGATGGACTGCTGGCCGAAGGTGTCCTGGCTGTCCGGATACAGGCCGTTTTCTTCCATCCAGGCGGCTTCGCCGTGTCCCGTTACGATAGGAATCTTGCGGTCGCCGCTGGTATGGATAATCGTTGCCAGGCTGCGGAAGAAGTTTTCTTCCTGGAGTTTATCGATGAGCTGATGCTCGAATTCATCCGGCACCAGGTAGCCGCCATCAGCATCGGTACCCACACTCAAAGCGTTCTGCACATCGATGAAATTCTTATGGCGGATGCTGTCCCAGAAGGCTTTCTTGTAGGCATTGGATGCGAGTCCTTTCTTCTCACCTTCCGGATTCGATTTGCCCGGCTGTTCTACAATAGGCGCCGAAGTCGGCTGAGCCATCATGGCATCCATGCGCTGCTGGCGTTCCAGGCGGTCAATTTCCTTGCCCAGGTTCACCACATCTTCTTCCATCTTGTCGTAACGGGCGGCATCTTCGGCGGATACCATGCCGTTTTCATCACGCACCGTATCCAGGAAAGTCTTGGCGGATTCCCAGAGGTTCTTTCTCTTTTCACGCAGTGCTAAAATCGTATCCATTATGTTTTCCTCCTATCAATGAATAAGTAATGCCAGCCGCTTTTCCAAATCAGCGGCTGGCACTTTTTGTAAGGGTTTCTTCGGTTTTAATTTTTGTACAAAGGAATTCGTTACGGTAACCGGGGTATACAACATGGCGGATGGTTCTGGTTCTTCATCGTTCTTGTCGAATAGGATTTCATCGGCAAAGCCCAGCTCCACGGCTTTCCTCGCGTTAAGCCAGGTTTCATTGTCCATCATGTGGGCAATCTTCGTGCGGGCCAAGCCGCTCTTGATTTCATAGGCATTGATGATGCTTTCCTTGACCTCGCTCAGCATGCCGATGGTCTTTTCCATCTCGGCCTTGTCCCCGTAAGCCATGGTAGCCGGATTATGAATCATCAGGATCGCCACCGGCGACATACAGACTTTCGTGCCGGCCATGGCAATGACCGAGGCTGCCGAAGCTGCCAGGCCATCAATCTTCACGGTGACGTTCCCCGGATACTCCATGAGCATGTTATAAATCTGGGCAGCGGCAAAGCAATCGCCGCCCGGACTGTTAATCCAGAGCGTAATGTCACCGCTGCCTGCGTTCAGTTCATCCTTGAAAGCCTTCGGCGTCACCTCATCGCCCCACCAGGTTTCGTCTGAAATCTGGCCGTCCAGGTACAATGTCCGTTCACTGCCGAAGGCATCGGGTGCTTCATTGGTCACCCACCGCCAAAATTTATGTTTCATTCGTTTCTCCCTTCTGTGCAAAGGCCCCGGCATCCTTGAGCTTGGTCATGCTGCCGTTCACAAGGTACAGGTTGCCGCCTTCCTCATCCGGCACAGGATTCATGTCTTCCATCTCCCTGATATCATTGGCAGACAGCCAGCCGTTCTGCCGGCCGATGCTGTACCCTGTCATTCGGCTTTCATAGTCACCACGCATGAGGCCGTTCACGTTGAACTTCAGGAAATACTGTTTCTTCTCTTCCGGCAGGAACAGAGCTTTCTGCATGGCCTGCTCCCAGCGGATGACCCAGGGGTCCAGGGTATATTTCACGAACTCCATGGACTGCTGCTCGATATTATTGAAGGAACTTTTCTCCAGGTCGCCAATCATATGCGGCGGGATACGGTACAATCTGGCAATCTCATCGAGCTGGAACTTCCGTGTTTCCAGGAACTGTGCTTCTTCCGGCGGGATGCCGATCTGCTGGTACTTCATGCCTTCTTCCAGCACCGCCACCTTATGGGCGTTTCCCGTCCCCCGGTAGACAGCGTTCCAAGAATCCCGGACTTTGGCCGGGTCTTTCAAAACTCCCGGATGCTCCAGCACCCCGCTGGGACTGGCCCCATTGGCAAAGAAAGACGCGCCGTATTCCTCACAGGCCATGGTCATGCCCACGGCATTGCGGGCCATGGCAATCGGTGAATAGCCAACCAGGCCATCAAAGCCAAGGCCGGGGATATGCAGCACTTCTTCCTTCTGCAGGGCCACCTGCCCATACGGCTTAATGTTCGGATTCTCATCACTGGTCTTGGTATACAGATAAAAAATCCGACCCTGCTCATTCCGGCACACGGTCATCTTATCTGGTCTCAACGGATAAAGCCCCTGCACTCTTCCCAGGCGGTCGCGGATAATCTGGGCATAGGCATTACCCCAGATGAGCAGATGGCTCATGAGCGTTTCCCGGAAGATGAACGACGTCATCTCCGGATTCGGCTCATCATGGAGCAGATGGTACAGCGGATGATCATAGACCCGCTCCTTGCCGCCCGGCGTGTAACGGTACATCTGAAGCGGCAAAGCCGCCAGGGTTTCCGCCAAAATACGCACACAGGCATACACTGCCGTTGTCTGCATGGCTGTGAACTCGTTCACCGTCTTGCCGCTCGTAGACGGGCCGAACAGATAACGGAAATCTGTGCCGATATAATAGTCTTTAGGTTTGTCCTGAGTATGGAACAGTTTAGAAAAAAAGCTCATTACCTAACTCCTTTGAACTCGTTAGAAGGTTCTGCTATAATAAATCTGCAAGATACTGGCTTTTCCAACTGGAAAGCTTGCCGTGGAGAAGATGGACGCCCGCCCCCCGAATAAGATACGACTCAAGCCAGGAGTGAAGGTGGACGCCCCATCGTTCTCCTTTAAAACGAAAATCCGTACCGATATAATAGTTTTTGGGTTTGTCCCTTGACTTGAAGAATTGGGATAAGAATGGAATTTTCATAAATTACCTCCTAAAAATGGGCACAAAAAAAGCACCTGCGATTTTCTCACAGATGGAAACAAGTTGAATACTAATAAAAACTGTCCTAAAATAATACTATAACTACTATATAATATATATTAGGGGATGAGCCTATGAAAATTTATGATGTACCCGCTTCTCCTTACCGATTAATTCTGCACAATCACCCACCAGCCGCCAGTATAAAAACATTATGTCAGCTAATGTCCCATAAAATTATCGGCCATATTTGTGACAAAGAAAATCGAAAAAGAGTCGTGGATATCGTATTAGACCAAGATGAACTTATCCATTCAAAGAATCGACTTATTTGCACCAGCATCTCTCCCAATCATCGGCCATATATTTTAATTGGCAATATTTTTTTCGAAAGACTAGTAACAGAAAAGCAGGTATGTCTATTTATGATTTTTCATGAAGTAGGTCATATCGTACTAAATCATTATCAAAAATATGCAGCAATAACGAAAGATAGAAAAAAGCTACCATCGGGAACCGTTATTCCCCCTGAAAGAGAAGCTGATGCATTTGCCGCTCAGCTTTTAGGTACTGACTTAGCAATAAAAGCATTACAAGAACTATGGGATTCACGCAGTCACGCTGTAGAATCTGAAAAAACACATAAAAAAGCACTGAAAGAAATAGAAGCACGTATCCAATTACTCAAAACGCAATAACGCCCCGTTCATCATAGACGCTGCCGCTGCCTGTCCCGTTGCGGATACAGCGGTCCAGCGCCATGATAGATGCCACGATCCCGTCGATTTTTTCGACGGATTTTTCTTTATCCGGCTTGATATTCCCCGCCGGATCCTGCCGCATGACCACATTCCCCGCCATCCATTTGAGGACGGGGTTGCCGCCATGGATAATGTTCCCTTCCATCAGGAGCTTAAACAATTCCTTGGAAGGCGGCGACATATCCTTGAACCCTTGGCCGAAGGGAACCATGGTGAAGCCCATATCTTCCAGGTTCTGCACCATCTGGGTTGCATTCCATCGGTCGTAAGCGATTTCCCGGATATTGTAGGTTTCGCCCAGGCGTTCGATAAATTTTTCAATGAAGCCATAATGGATGACGTTCCCTTCCGTAGTCTGGATGAAGCCCTGTTTCTGCCAGACATCGTAAAGGACATGATCCCGGCGGCACCGCAGTTCCAGTGTGTCTTCCGGCAGCCAGAAGAACGGCAAAAGGATATATTTCTCATCATCATTCCGTGGCGGAAACGCCAGAACCAGGGCCGTGATATCTGACGTACTGGACAAATCCAGGCCGCCGTAACACATCCTCCCCCGAAGGGCATCCCGGTCGATGGGAAGATTCCCCTTGTCGTAGACCTGCTCCGGAATCCAGCGGATGC